AAAACTATGGCAAAATTCGTACATGGTTTGACCAATAAAATAGAGCTGCGTGATTTTAACAACAAACATGCAGCGTTGCCATGGTATGATTACACGTCGGACCATAAGCAGGAGTATATTTTAAGGCTTCAGGATGACCGACCGCGCAATATCGTTCCTGGTGATGATCAAGTTGCCTGCCTTGTTGCGGGGGTGGACACGCAGGATGACGGGTTCTACTATACAATTTTTGCCGTCGGTTATGCTCAGTTATCAGGCGGTATACCTACCCTTGATTATTGGCTTGTCCGCGAGGGGTTTGTTTTATCTTTTTTTGATTTAGAATTTGTATTATGGGGAAATGTGTATTTCGACGTTGCGGGTAATGTTTATCCGGTCCAGATGACGTTACAAGATTCGGCAGGTCATAGAACATCAGAAGTATATACTTTTTGCAGGGGGCGGGCTGGTATAGCCCCGACAAGGGGTGAGCGTACAATGTCGCAGCGGTTTTCGCCGACAAATCTTGAATTTTATCCAGGTACGAAAAAGAAAATACCAGGCGGCCTTATTTTGTATCGGGTCAATACAACTTTTTATAAAAATAATTTAGCTCAAAAATTACAGATCAACCCGGCAGATCCCGGAGCATTGCATCTTTATAACGGTGACAACAATGGCGTTAACGTGCTTGATGATTATGCGCTCCAGATGATTGCAGAGGCGCAAGATGACAACGGAGTATGGCACCAAATAGGTAACAGGGCAAATCATTATTGGGACTGTACCGTATTGGCGCTTGTCGCTGCTGATTTATTGCGTGTTGAGAGCTGGTCCAGGCCGGAGAAAGTATCAGAAGATAAGCCGCAAAAGCAGAAACCTAAACCAAAACCACTTCCCCGTGGTGATAGATGGTGATTTTTTTATTTATTTTTAATAAAAGATAAAAATATATATGTATTTCTATTGACAGACCTTGGATTATGGTATATATTATAAGTAAGAAATGAGGAAAACTAATCATAACTAAGGAGATCAAAATGAAAAAAATAGAAGAACTCAAGATTAACAAGGCAGGTTTTGTAGAATTTGTATCACGTAATTGGGGATACAAGGGAGATAAGGGGACTTGGGTAAAAATCGAAGAGCTCGAAGAGGGTGGGCACGCTGTAACTGTTAAATATGCCTCTAAAGGGATTGTATCATCTGCTTATACAGATGAGATTGATTCTCTGCTTGATGATCTTGAAGCTGGTTTTTATCTTTACGAGGTGCCCTGTGGATCAACAAAATCTTTTGAGGTGGCATAATGACTCCAGAAAAAGCAAAAAATATATATTGGGGAGCTATGCCGCTTCCAAAAGGTGCAAAATCTTTGGGCGAATACTCTTGTATTGGTAAACGCGGCTGCTTAATAGAGCTTTCTAGCGGTATAAAAGTTGTTGGAAATGCAGGTGTTATACGGAATATTAAAGGCGGTTATCGTCCAGGGGCCGGGGCGCCTAAAAAACCAGAATGGCTTAAAAAGCGACAGATCGGGTTAAAATTACCAAGTTGGGTTATTGATAAGATTGACAGTCTGGGGCAGAGTCGTGCTGTTATAATTGAAAATGCGTTAATTGAAAAATACAAGTGGGAATACAAAAAGGAGGATAAATGAAGTTATCCGGGATGAAAGAAATCTGTAATTTTGTGAACAGGTCAGAGTCTACCGTGCTGGACCTTATCCGGCTTGAAAATATGCCAGCCGGAAAGGTCGGCGGTATCTGGGAGTCTGATACAGAACTTATTGATACCTGGCGTCAAAAACAGATAATGCGTTCAATCGGTTTGGTTATCGAAAAGCCGAAACGCAAATATAATAAAAAGAAAAAATAGGGGGATGTTATGGGGGGGGGCGCTTGCAACATGACACAACAAACATTATTCGGGCGGGATCTTTTCGGGAACCTTGTTAAACCTCCTGCTGGGGGAATAATAAAAGACAAGTTTATTGCACCTCCTTTTTCTGTATTGAATGCGCGAGACGGTTTATGGCAAGCGCGGAAACGGGCATGGTTACGTTTCGGTATTGCTTCGGAGGAAGGAAGGAAAAAAGATTTAACTTATACTGGAGCAGCAAGAGATTTTGATTATTATAGAGTTAAAGAAGGAAAAAGAAAAAAAACTAAAAAACAAGGGACAAGTATTTTTGACCCCGTGCTTTGCGAAATTGCTTATAAGTGGTTCTGCCCTCCTGGTGGACAGATTGTTGACCCTTTCGCTGGCGGATCAGTGCGTGGAATAATAGCTGTTGTAAATGGTTATAACTATTGGGGGGCAGATTTAAGCAGTAACCAAATTGACCAAAACTATAAACAAGCTCATAAGCTAAATCTTGAAAATATCCCAAATTGGGTGGCTGGCAATAGCTTGGACGTATTACAAGATGCTCCACCGGCAGACTTTATATTTTCATGTCCTCCTTATGGAGACTTGGAAAAATACTCTGATGACCCTTATGACCTCAGCAATATGGACTATCACGCTTTTATTGCAGCATATAGGCGTATAATTTTAAAGAGTATTAAGCGACTAAAATCAGATCGTTTTGCATGTTTTGTTGTTGGTGATTTTAGAGATAAAAAAGGTTTCTATAGAAATTTTGTATCTGAAACTATAACAGCTTTTGAGATGCAAAAGGCTAAACTTTATAACGAAGCTGTACTTATAACTAACGTCGGATCGGCAGCGATGCGGGTGAATAAGCAATTTAATGCAGGGCGGAAACTTTGCAAGACACATCAAAATGTATTAATTTTTTGCAAAGGTGACTGGAAAAAAGCTACTTTGGCATGTGGGGAAATTTAAAAAGAAAAAATAGGGGGATGTTGTGGGTATGTTTGATTTAAGCGGAATTTTTGGAATTTTCATTCTTTGTTTTGTTATTGCTTCCGCTATTTTGTGGGTTTTTGTTCCGTTTTATATCCAGCGGATTAAAAATGAGCAGATACAGCAAACGCAATTATTGCGAAATATTGTTATGCAGCTTGATAATTCGGTAAATATCAGCGAATAACGGTAAATAACAGTTGTTTATTTTTTTATCTTTTAAAACGAGTGTGTATGTGATATGTGCTATTGTATATGAGATTATTCTTGATACGGTAGCACATGTCATACACACAATCAGATTTAGATTCTATTGACGATGCGATTTTAGCGTATGCGCTCGGTACTCGTACGGGGTCAACGCTGATTGCAGGGCATAAGGTTGTTTTCGCTGATATATCACTCAGTGACCTGCAAAATACCCGCGCAATTATCGCCGCCGACGTTGCCAATACAGCGGGCACGTTCTCTCCGCGTACCTATGCGCAAAATGGGGGGCGTGATTAATGCCTGCCCAACTCCTTAATTTTCGTTCCGCAAAATACGCAGCCGCAAAAACAACGCGCTCTACCGGCGGTTGGTCCCCTGTTGACTCAAGCGTCAATGATGTAATCGGTAATTCCGCTGCTCAGGTCCGGGCGCGTATTCGGCAATTAATTAGAGATTTCCCATATTTCGCGCGTGCTTGCCGTGTTATTGTTGATCATGTTGTTGGTCAGGGCATTGTTTTTCAGTCACGTGCAACCCTTAAAAGTGGGAAGATAAATTTTAAAATTTGCCAGGAAATTGAACAGGCTTTTAAAATATGGTCGAAAGAAGCTGATATTGCAGGTAAACTGTCTTTTGACGAGATGACTCGACTCGCAAAGCGGCAAGACGTGGAGTGCGGAGAGTTTATACTCATAAAAAGACAATCAAAAAAACGTGGTCGATATGTCCCGTTTTGTCTGCAAATGCTTGAAGCTGATTGGCTAACGTCGATTTCCGCAAAGCCGAAAAACCCTAAAACCTGCACGATTGAGCAGGGGATTGAATACAATAACGATACGGGTGAGATCGTTGCCTATCATTTTGCAAATCCGAATTCAATGGGTAGTCCGGAGCGGGTTACAGCGGAAAATATCATTCATGGCTTTGAGACCTTGCGACCTGGGCAGCTCAGGGGTATATCACCTTTTACGCCAGGGGTGATTGTTACAAAAGACTTGCAAGATATCATGGATGGCGAGATTGACGGGGTTAAGATGGCCTCGAAATGGCTTGCATTCGTCAAGGTCATGGACCCCGCTATGCGGCAAGCGCAAATACCGGGGCAAACGACCGCCGATGATGGCGATAAAATAGAGACCCTGGAAAATTCTATAATTGAGTATTTACGGCCAGGCGAAGATATCGAAATAGCCTCTAATCCGAGGCCAGGAGATAATTTTGATTCTTTCATCAGGTTGATTTTGCAAATGTTTGCAGTATCAACAGGTGTTCCGTATGAACTCGTTGCGGGGACGTATGAAGGCATGAATTATTCTGTCTCCCGCGCGTCGCGGAATGATTTTGCATTTATGCTGCAACCTGTATCAGATCGCCATATTGATCATTTTTGTCAACCGATATTTGAGGCATTTCTTGATTCGGCTGTTTTAGCTGGTCGTCTTAAGCTGCCTGGATTTTGGAAAAATCCATATCCGTATTATGCTACAAAATGGCAGCCGCCTGGAATGGAGCCGGTAGATCCGCTTAAAGAATCGCGTGCTAATGCAGACGAATTAAAAAATAATCTTAGATCCCCGCAAGAGATTGTGTCAAATCGTGGTCGGGATCTGGAAGATGTTTACAAAGAAATCGCTGCTGCTGCAAATATGCGTAAATTTTATAAATTACCTGAAGAAATAGATGTAAGCACCGCAACGGCAACAAATCCGGCGGCGTTAAATTCAACGGGAAAATAAAAAATGTCGAAAGAGATAAAAAAGAATGAGGAATATCGTACGTTAGGTTTACGGCTTTCGTCTGATGGTGTACCTAAAACGATAAATGAGGAGAAACGATCTGTTGAGGTAATAGCGTCTACAGAATCTCCGGTACAGGTTTTTGATTATGAGCGGTGGGAGGTTGTCAACGAAGTTTTGCTCATGTCCGGCTGTAATATGCCGGAATCGCGGCAAGTACCGCTACTGGATACGCATAGTAGATATTCCAGCTCTTCCGTTATCGGGTCGTTGCGTAATATGGCGACCTCAAAAGGTGAATTGACTGGGCGTGCTTTTTTTTCGGGTGTTGATGATGTTTCCGACACATGGACCAAAGTACGCGAGGGGCATTTAACTGATTTTTCAGTTGGTTATATTGTCCGGGCCGCAACATGGATTGACGAAGGGCAGAAAGCTGTTATTGACGGCAGGGAATTTGAGGGACCGCTTAAAGTGGTTACGGATTGGAAAGTAAGGGAATTAAGCGTCTGTCCGATTGGGGCGGATGAAAATGCA